TACGGCAACGGACTGCGCGGTTTAGAGTCCGAGCGTTTAAATGACCCAGCTAATTCCGACATCCGCTCACGTGCGTATTTTTACGTAGACACCGGAAAAGGTGTACGTCCGGAGGCTGGTGTTGGTGGCGTACCACACGTCATTCAACTAAACAATCTGTACGATGCGCAGAAAGACCCGTTGCAGATCGTTAAGAATGTACGTGGTACCACAGCCGAGGAACGCGCTGACAGGCTAGAGCGTGGCATTATGAATGCTGGCTTTGATGGTTACGTGACCCGCGACCCAATCATGAGCCAAGGTTTTGCGGTGTTGATTGGCAATCACAACATCAAGACTGGTCAAAAATACAGCCTGCAAGAAGCCCCAGATACGCCTGAGTTTAAACGGTGGTTTGGTGACAGCAAGGTTGTGGATGCTGATGGCAAGCCTTTAGTTGTTTACCACGCAACATCTGATGACTTTGATAGCTTTGACCCCTCCCAAGACAGAAGAGAAAATGGTTTAATTTTCTTTGCCGAAGATTCTGCTAATGCAGAAGCAACAAGATTTTTTGACAAGAGAGAAGCAACGCAGGTTATGCCTGTGTATTTACAAATTAAGAAAATGTTTAACGGACTTCAAGGAGTTCCCAAAGAACTGCAAAACTGGATATTGTCAAACAAAAATAATTTAAAAAAAGAGCTAAACCAATACGAGCAAGATTGGGGCTTGGCACTGAGCGCCTTAGACTATCTTGACAAGGATGACACGGGCAATTTCAACCCTAAAAATTACATCAAAGCAATAGCCAGTGGCGAATGGCAGGCAATTGAGGCATCCAAGTCTTTAATTAACAAAATTAAAGAGCTTGGTTATGACGGCATCAAGATGTATGAAGACGGCAATACCTACGCCGTATTTAAACCTACGCAAATCAAATCAGCCACAGGCAACATTGGTACGTTTGACGCCACCAACCCCGACATTCGTTACAGTCTTCGGGCAGTGGAGGACACACCTAACTTTAAACGCTTCTTTAAAGAGAGCAAGTTCGTGGACAACAACGGCAACCCGTTGACGATGTACCACGCAACCAACGCCGACATTGTTGAGTTCAACAGCTCTGAGGACGGCAAGCTTGGCGCTGGCATTTACTTGTCATCAGCCCCTGACTATGTGACGCAGTACGCCCCCGAGGGCAATGTAATGCCTTTGTACGCAAGCGCACAGAACCCTTACGTTTTAAACATCCGCAGTGAAGCTGTTAAGAGCACCTTGCAAAGCAAGTTGCCTTTTGTCAATGGCATCAACAAGCAGATGGAAGAGGCCGTCACCAAACTTACTGACGGTAAGAAACGTTTAAAGGACCTAAACGGGGAGCAGGTTCGTAATTTGTTTAAACGCAATGGCTACGACGGCATCATCGCCCGGGACGACGCGGGCAACATCATTGAAGCTACAGTGTTTAAACCTCAGCAGGTAAAGTCTGCGATTGGTAACGTTGGAACCTTTAGCCCAAAGAGCAAAGACATCCGCTACAGCTTGCGTGATGCCACCGATATGTTTACCGGCAAAGAACTCGACAAAGCTTCCAAGACTGAATATAAGGGCCGCTACAAGCTGGTCAACATGCCTATTGATGACTTCTTAAAGTTGTCAAAAATTGCTGGTCAAGACGCCGGTGCGCAAGGCAGGGCTGATGAAAGAGTGCAAGCTGGTACACCATTTACCAGTGTGCCTTACTTGTACGTAGACCCTGACGGTACTGATTTGCGTGTGACCGGACACGATGGCAGACACCGCGCCCGTGCTTTAAAGAGTGCAGGCTACGACACCATGCCAGTCGAATTGCGTAGCATGATCCGCTGGTCGGAGCAGGCTGACCCTGAGAGCGCGGATTACCAAGAGACTTGGCCTGAGCGCATCTATGCCGAGGAAGGCGCTCTGCGTGAAGGCGCATCTATCCCCATGCCGGTTACACGGGAAGAGTCGCCAAAAAACTACACAGCGCCAACCAAGAAACTGAGCGTGCGCAGTGTTGAAGACAGAATTAAGGCTCTGCCTAACGGTGACAAAATGCACCAAGCGGTATCCAGTAAGACTACGGTCCGCGAGGAGAAGAGCATTGCTCAGCGCATCCTTGATGCATTTGCAGGCGATAGCATTGCATCCATACGCCAGCAGGCGTTTAACCGCTACAACCAACTGAGCGTCTATGACAAGCGTTTGGCTGATCAAATGGGTGGGGTAGAGTTGTTGGCTGACTCCAGCGCGGAGGCGGCGGCGTTGCTTTCAGATACCGCATCAGGCGTAGCGGCGGCGGCCTTTGGTGTAAACAATATTGGCGGTGCCCCCGTGTATCGTAACGGCGTTACAGTCGTAGATAACTTTGACGGCAAAGTCAAGGGCTTGATGGACATCCTCATGCCGTTGGCTGAGTTAAAAGACCCATACGCTTACCGCGCCTTCCAGTTCTATGCGGCATCCAAACGCGGTACCCGCTTTGACAATGACGGCAAAGAGAAGTTGTTTGACAAAGATGATTTTGCTCACGCAGCGGCATTGGAAACAGAATTTCCTATGTTTAAACAGGTACACAAGGACTGGATTGCGTACAACGACAAGCTTGTTGATTACATGGTGGCTACTGGCATCATTAGTAAAGACAAGGCTAAAGAGTTCACCAAGTACGCTGACTACATTCCGTTCTACCGCCAGCTTGAAGGTCAGGACACCATTGGCCCTAGAGTCTTCCAAAGCATCTCAGGCGTCAAGACTCCTAAAAAGCTCAAGGGTGGCGAGGCCCCGTTAGCTGACTTCATGGAAACCATTGTCCGCAACACTCAGTCCATCATCCAAGCAGGCATGAAGAACACTGCCGGTCAAAAGGCTGTGGGTGTGGCAATGCAGTTGGGTGATGCCGAGTTACTGCCCAAACAGTCAAGCGCTCCCGGAACAATTACCATCATGCGCAATGGTGAATACGAATCCTACGGTGTGGCCGACGAGCTGTTTGTAAACTCAGTGAAGAGTTTAAACATGCCTGATGTGCAGCTTTGGGGAATTTTTGCTGGCCCAGCCGGGTTACTGCGTAGCATGGTTACCAAAGACCCCGGCTTCATGTTAGCCAACTTGTTGCGTGACTCGATGTCAGCCTACGTAACGAGCGGTGTCAAGATGACCCCTGTTGCTGACACCGTAGCTAATTTTGGACGCGCATTGGGCGGGGAAGACCCAACATACATAGCGCTGGTAAAAGCCGGCATTTTGGGTGGATACGACTACGCCCAAGGGGTAGAGAGAAGTGGCAGTCAATTGTCCGCAGACCTTCGCAAACGGGTGGGCAACCAATCGCTAAGTGAACGCGCCATGGATGGTTTTGGCTTGTGGAGTGCGCTTGAAAAAGGAACCTCTGCGTCCGATGCCGCTACCCGCATGGCTGTTTACAACCAAGTCCTTAAAGACACAGGCAACGAGGCTGAGGCAATCTTCCGCGCACTTGAGGTGATGAACTTCAACCGCAAGGGTGCTAACCCTATGATCCGTCTACTTACTGCCGCAATCCCCTTCCTAAACGCACGTATGCAGGGCTTGGATATTTTCTACCGCGCAGGCATCCGACCCTCCTTTGAACAGAACCCAACCGAGCGTCAGAAAGCAATACAGAAAACGTTTTGGACACGTGGTATGTACCTCACCTCATTGAGTGTTGCGTACTGGGCAATGACCCATGACGACGATGACTACAAGAAGCAAGAGCAAGAGACCCGCGATAACAACTGGCTGATCCCATCGTTGGGTGTAAAGATTCCAATCCCGTTTGAGGTGGGTGTGCTGTTTAAAGTAATACCTGAACGCATGCTGGGTTACTACTTAGGCGACGATACAGGCAAAGACTTTGCAGACTCAATGGGACGTGCGGCTTGGAGCACCTTTGGCTTCTTGCCAGTGCCTCAGACTGCGTTGCCAATGCTTGAGGCGGCAACCAATTATTCTTTCTACACAGGTAGAAACATTGTCGGTGCCGGCATGGAGGGGGTCTTCCCTGAGTTCCAAAAAGGTCCAAGCACCTCTAAGGTTGCAACGCTTTTGGGTGAACAACTGGGTATTTCCCCCATGAAAGTGGATCACATGATCAAGGGGTATACCGGAACGATTGGTACCTACATGGTGGACGTCATTGATTCGATTGGTGATTTAAACAGCGAGTCTCCTAAAGCTGCCAAGCGTTTTGAGCAGATGCCTGTGATTAAACGCTTTGCTGTAGACCCTGAAGCCAAAGGTCAAGTTACCGCTTACTACAAGTTAAAAGACGCAGTCGATGAAACTGTCCGGACAATTAACTTGTTGGAAAGAACTGGACGGTATGAAGAGCTAGCGGAGTATGGTCAGAAAAATGCCAAACTCTTTGCCTCTCGCCAATACATTTCCGGCATGGAAAAGCAAATGAAGCAAATGCGTGAAGCCGCACTGCAAGTTAACAGTTCCACTATGAGTGCTGAGGAGAAGCGGGCAACCTTGAGCGCAATCAATCAGGCTCAAATTAAGCTGACCGAGCACGTTCAAGGTGTTAAGAAGATGTTGTCAGAGTAAGATGATCCGTCTCAAAAAGCCAACCAATGGTTTTTCGGTGGGCCTCATCCCAAGCCTCAAACTTCTCCTGCTTGCTTAGGGTTTTCCCTTGGTCGATGTTTGCGTGGCATGTGTAGCACAGTGCCGCAATACGGTAGTCATGGGCTTTGATGCCCATGCCTTTGCCGTCGCGCTGTTGGTTGGAGTGCGCCGCCACCACAGTACCGTCTTCAGCACCGCAAAGCTGGCAGGGGCACTCCCTGACCAGCTCTAGCAGTTTCTTATTACGGTACATCTTGCTTGCTTAGGAAGTCAACGTAACGGGCAATTTCTTTTCCGGTGTAGTCGATGTCGCCATACCCCAGAAACCGCGCTGCAATCCGTTTAAACGCAGCCTGCTGCGCTGCCTGCCAAACTTCGTAGCTCCAGCCCCCGTCGTCCTCAAAGGCTTTAGAGCCAATGAAATCGCAGTATTCCTGTTTGCACTCAGTCATAGGAGCGCCTGAAATTCTGCAAGCTTTTGTGCGTAGTGACGGGCTTTTTCGGAGTCATGAGAGCCGTCCTTGTGCCCCTGTCGCATAGCGTATTTAATGATGTTGCCCTTGAGGAATCCTACAAACTCCTCGGGCGTTAGTACTGCCTCCATCACAGACCATGGTTGCATCTCCATGTCTTTGTAATGGCGACCATCTATTTGGTAATCATCCGCTCTTTGAATCATTTTGTTCCTTTAATTTAAGCATGTAGTACGGAGTTGAAAACTTTGCCTTTTTCTTGACAATGGTGCGGAGCCATTCAGCCCCGCCCAAGTCTTGCAACATCAGCCATTCAAGGTCTGACATTCTGACCTGACGACCTATTAAAGGCATTGGTGGTTTAGGTCTCGGCATGCTTTGGCCTCCTTGTGACTCTGTTGGTCCAACACCCAGCACAGTACCACTTGTTTAAACTCATCTGGATGCCGCCCTCCGGGGGTTTGGCCAGATCGCATTTGCCGCACTGTTTAAACTGATGTGTGTTGGCCGGCATACCATTTAAAGATAATTGTTGTTTAACAAAACCGTTCATGTTTTCATGTTCCTTATGTAGACTGCAAAGCTTGCCGTTGTATTGCCACCATTTTTCATGCGGTCAAACTCTTGGGCAACTTGTTCCAGTACTTGGTTGCGAACATCGTACTTTTTAGGATCAATGGCTAATTTCAGTGCATCATTTATTTGACGGTACACCAAAGCCTCCTCTAACAATTGCTCCATCTCTTTGGCGGCTTGCAAATGAAAGGGGCTGATTGGCACATTGCTAGCAATTGAGCGCATCATGCCAATGGTTTGTCTTACTGTGGTTTCACTTAAACGTTTAGGCATGTGGCACCCTTAACGCTAAACCAATTTCAGCCAACTTTTCACTTACTTCCTTTTGGCTCTTACGCCCTAAGTTTGGAAGCTTAAGCAGTTCATTAGCTGTCCACTGCTGTAGCTGACCAATGGTGTAAATACCAGCCGCCTTCAAGCAGTTCCCTGTTCTAACCGTTAACTCCAACCCCTCCACGTACTGCGATGGAAGTTGATGGTTGTTTAAACGTACCAAAGCATCCGTTCTGCTTTTGATCATTTCTTCGGCAAGTATGTACGCATTATTGGCGACGTGACTTAATTGGTTTCTATTAGAAAACACTACGCCATTCATGGCGGCTTTCATTGCCTGTATAGCAAAATTGTCCATCATCTCTTCTTGTGTCATGTTGGTACTCCCATAAAGAAAATTGCTCCCCAAAACATAATCACCGCAATGATGATGTATGTCCATATTGTTGAATTTTTCATGGCTTCGCCTCTGTTTTGTTTTGCTTAGCGTCCATACAACTTTTGCAAATAAATAAGTGTAGCCCTGTGGATATGCGTAGTTTCCCGCCGTAAATAGGTCTGTCTTTTTGACATTTCCAACACATTTTCCAGCGGCGATTCATGCGCTTTTGGTCATTGATTTGTGCAGATGTTGCTGAAATGTTGTCAGCAATAATATTCCTAAATCCAGTTCCTCTCATGACTTCTCCTTCAGCAAAGCTTCCAGTTTGTCCAAAGCCTTGTCCCAAGCGTCATAGTCAAGCTCGTTGCTAAAAGCTTTGACCACGGCATGTGCTGACTTCTCGACGCGCTCAAGGTAAGCCATGCGCTTTTTTTCTTCTTCAGTCATTCACCCAGCTCCTCAAATAGTTGATTAGTTAACTCCCTGACACGGGCAATAACCACGGCCATGTCAGCCTTGTGTGTAAACTCACCAGTCACAGCCATCTTGATGTTGGTCAGGGACTTGTACATGACAGGCCCCTTTAAAGCAAACAGCAAGTTGTCCTCGTCCTCGGGGTAGGTAAACTCAATGATGGCTTTGGTTTTCATGCAGGCGTCCCATCGGTTTAAACGTTAACCACTTGTCGCCCAATCTCAACACAGCCCGTACCCATTGGCGTTGGTTGTGTTGGTTGGTGTGATCGGGGGCAAATTCATTGTTAAAGAGTTTCCGTGCCTTCTGACGCAGTTGTTGTGTGTGCATTTTTGTCTCCTGAAACAGATTCAATTAATGATGTCGGCATCTTGCAAGTAATCCAATAGCCGTCCTTGTTTAAACTGTAACCACGCTCAGTCATTTCCTCGGGGGTACGGCAACGCCTGTCCACCCCAAACTTGCCAGTCCGGTGCCCGTCAAAGGCACCGGTGCTGTTGAAATACTCCTTACAGCCTTGGCATTGGTTGCGGTCACCTTTAAGGGGTTTCATGCAACCTCCCGCATCACGTGGGTACTCAACTCATCGCAGATCACATCAGCAAATGATTGCCCCGAGGGGAAACGCATCTGCCCTGCGTTGTGCGCCGTAATGACCTCGGAGGCTTTGTTTAAACCTTCGTTGAAGCCCTGCAGGTAAGGGTCACCTACGGTCATGCGTAGGCTAAGCCCCTCCCTGATGACCTGAGCCATAGTGATGCGTTGCTTTTTAGCAAACTTCTTAAGCTTAACGTAGTCGTTGTCGTCGATGTACGTCATGAAAGGTTTTAGTTTTTTAGAAGGGGTCATTGGTCGTCCCTGATTCAAATTCATGCACTAGCGCGTCAAACTTCACCTTTGCGTCAATGTTGCCATGAAGCTCGGTGCGGGATTGAATGCCACAGCGTTTACACAACATGTGGGCAGCGTCGGTTTCGTTGTCACACATCAGGTACTCTTGGAAGTCCGGATTGCGACACAGCATCCCAGCCTTCTGCACACGGTTATCGTATACAGTGGCTGACTCGTCGTCTTGCAGGCGTACCATGACGCATGCATAACGTGCCCCAACAAAATCCCTGAGCAACTCTTCAGGGGTCTCGTCGGGGTGTATGGCTAGCGTCAAGACAAAACCTGTCCGGTCTTGCTTGAGCGCTACTTTGCGGCATTCAAATTGCATGGGCATTGCGTAAACCTAGCTTTCTTTCAAGGTAAGCCTTCTCAATGCGCAACGTAGTCACCTCATTACGCAGTCGTGTAAGCTCATCGTCATCAGCCTTGATCACCTCACGCACTATCTCCTGACCTTTGGTCGGTTCAGGGGTCTCATGCTTTTGGGCAAGCTTCTCCGCAAACTCTGCCACCTCCTTTGCCTGCTCAGGCGTGGGCAAAGGACCTTTCTTGAGCTTGGCTTCCCAGCCCCTCTTAGCCGCCTTTTCAGCCGCCTCCTTAGACCTAGCTTGGTCAACTAAGTCCTGCTCTTTCCACGCGGCACGTACCGTGTCACCGATAGCGCAAAGCCTAGGGAATTTCTGTCTAGCTTTAGGGCTTCCGGTCATGCCGTATTGATACAACACAGACAGCACTTGTTGCCGTGTGTAGCCGGTAGCAACTTCAATTTCCGTAGCAGAGGCATGTGCATGCTTCTCAAGGTAATTGAGTATGTCGTCGGTAGATTTCCTTACTGGGCGAAATTCTGTGCGTCGCATGGTCACTCCTTAAAAGGGGATGTCCGAGTCATCCGCAGGGAATGACTGCGCCTGAGACTCCTGACGTATTCCGCCCTGCGTATTGGGTACAAAGCGGTCCACAGCAACAGACAGGTAGGTCTTACCTGACTTGGACACCTTCTTCCAACCTGACAGCTTGACAATCAGTAAACCGTTTTCGGTCTTGATGTTGGTCAAGTCCTTCATGTTTAAAGCGATACTGCCAAAGTAGTCAGGAGACTTGGGGGTCTTCTTGCTTTGGGTTGCGAAAAGCTGACCGGAGTCAGGCAGGGCTTTGAAATCAGAGTTGGTACTCATTGTGTTTCTCCTTCAGAAAATTGCTTTTTAAGCTCTTGGAACTTTGATAAAACCTGTTGGTACAGGTCGGGGTGCGTCACCTTCAGCGAGTCAAGCTGAAGCTGATTGCTCTTCCAGTAGCTGTTTAAACCAGCTACGGTGGTGCAGTGGGTGGTGTACTCAACCATTCCATCTGCAAACAATTGGCGGCTAGCGTCCGAGTTATCCAATGACTCATCGGCCTTTGGTGCGGTCTTGGCTAGTATTTTTTCGTACTTAGGTGCGTCTTCCTTTTTGGTTAACTCACCCATGGTGGTGGAGGCATCGTCTGACTGCGGAAGATCGTCTCCCGAATAGATGTATAGGCCAAGTCCATGGAGGGCTAAAGCTTTGGTCATGCAACGCATGATGGCCGTGTTGACCTGAAACGCATCAGGGCTTTGGATGGGCTGATTGCGGTGGTTCATGATCGGCAACATGCAGGTCATTGGCTTGTTAAACATAGTGACCATGACCCAAACCATACCGGTACCGTTGACATTCATGTAGGGCATCTCAACGCCCTGCGCATCATGAAACGTCTGCACTTCAAAGGAGGCGGCAGGGTCAGCCTTCAAAGCCTCAGCCCATGCCCACGCCCATGAAAGGTACGTTAAGCCGTTTTTCTTTTCGGTGTGCTCATTGACATTGAGCTTCAATAAATCAAGCGGGGACATTGATTTCTCCTTGGTACTGTTTACACCACTTGCTGACTCCACAGAAATCTCCTGTGCAACGCTTTGGCTCGCCTTTGCGGGTTTCGACATATCCTTTTTCCTTTTCTGCCAACTCGGTGGCTTCTTCTAACGTTTTAAATACTCTGATCGCAGTCTTGCGACCCTCCCTCTTCGTTGCGTAAGTTGTTTCACTCATCCAACGCTCTTCATCGGTGCAGGGCTGAAGCTCGTCACCAAAGTCATGTGCCACTCGGGCATTGCGGTGCATCTCAAGACGCTCCCGCACGTAAGTCTCAGTCCGGACTGCGTCCCACATTGGGATGTCAATCATGATTGCCTCAGCTTCAGGGTAACCCTCGCTGGTGTCATGGGGTGAGTAGTCCTTGACGATGGCACAAATCTGCAGTCCCTTGACTTGCACCTTCTTGACGGTCTCAACCAGCCATTTGTAAATGTTTAACTGCGTCATCCAGTCATCCTTGCCCTGCTTGACTGACCACGCCTTGACAAACTTGTAGTCGATGATGATCACACCGCCATCGACGTGTTGCTGAAGGTCAATGGCACCGCTGATGATCACGCCATCAACCTCGGTAAAGATGCGCTCCTCATTGGTGTAGCCCTCAATCTCCTTGGCCTCAAGCTTGCCGTGCATGAAAGTCCCAAGCTGGGACGCAATCATTTTGGTGACGTCGATGGTCATCGACGCATCGTACTGTTCGCGTAATCTGCGAATCTTTGGTGGCGACATTAGCTCTGTAACGCTATACTGTGAGGAGCCCTTACTGTAATAGTTACGTGAGAGCAAAGCCACTAACGGTGCGGGTAGGTTCTGCTTGTTGGTTATTTCCATTATCTCTCCGAGGTGTTGTTATGAATGCGAACTTGAATAATAGCGATGTTATCACAGAATTGCAAGAGCTATCATTAATTATTTTTGGTGAGCCGGCATCCAAGGCTAATTCAAGGCGTGTTGTGAGGTACGGAGGGATGTCAAGGCTAATCAAATCTAAAAAAGCTTTGAGCTACAGTGATGTATTTTTACAACAGTGCCCAACACTTCCTACACTAATGACTAGTGATGTGCGAATTACTCTCCGAATTTATTACGCGTCACGACGACCCGACTTGGATGAGACGTTGATACTGGACTTGTTGCAGGGGAGGGTGTATTTAAACGACCGGCAGGTGAAAGAGCGGCACGCTTTCTGGGGGTTGGATGTAAACAACCCGCGCACTGAGATGCTGATTCAGGAGATACCTGAAGTGGTGCCAAAAAAGAACCCCACCAAGCGAACCTAGTGGGGTCTAAAGGAACCAACAATAGCAACTGCTGGAGGAGAGATGCCCTAAGTATAGCGCATTTCAGGACGTGTCAACACGTATCAATACGCTCCATTACCGTCCATTAACGTCCAAAGAAGTCCAGCAAAGGTACGTCTCGGCGGGTGCAAAGGTACGTCTCGGCGGGTTTTGTTGTACGTTTAAACATGCTTGCAGCGGCTGCCCGGGGAACGCCGTAAACGTTTAAACGCAACATAACCGCTGCCCGGGAACAGGTACTTTAGATGGGTATCTGCTGTCACCTTAGCCGGCTAGCGTGACAAAATATTTTTGTGCAACGCTTGACACAGCCTGAGAAATTGTGTTTATAATTTAATCGTTGCCGTGAGAAGCGACAGATTTAGGCCACTTAATTCTACTCTCGCCCTTGGTTTTTGCCGCAGGGTTCTCACCGAGGGTAGAGCTAAGTGGCCTTTCTGTTTTTGAGACTAGGACTGTGCAATGGGTTAGCGCCATTGTGGACTGCCTTTCTATGTTTTGAACACACTGCTTAATGTGAGCAGTTCTAGTCTCACCCCTCCTACGACAACCGTACTCCACACGATAGCAAGGGGTAGAAATCTGCCTGCGTGGAAGCAAAGGGTTACGTGGTATGCGCAAGCTAGGGGGCAGTTCCCGAATAATCCACGGTGCTGGTCGTATCTGCAAGCATAGGGGTCAGCTAACGCTGACATGCAGAAGCTTTAACAAGCGGTGAAACCATCCCTCTCTACTCCTTGGGGTAGGGGGGTCTATGGGTGAAATATTAACAAAGCCCCGCCAAGGGGCGTAAAGGAGAGAAGATGGAAACAGTAAAAAAGTACAGTGACTCCAAGAGTTACAGGGACGCGCAAAGAGGTGTTCAGCACCAAGGCATCGAGGATGCCACTCAAGAGGGCATCAGGGCTATTGGGTTGCTCCTAGACTTTGACAATGACCTGAGTCCGGTCGCAGAGAAAAAAATACGGGATATTCTGCGTTTGCTTGTAGTCATCAGGCACAAAAACAGAGTGATCAAGGAGCACAACCCATGAAATACAACGCAGAGCAAGTAGCATTTATGTTGGCCGAGGCCATAGACCAAAACCGTGAGTACCAGTCATGGCACTGCAGTACTCAGCACCTAATGACCCTTGTGGAAAGGGTTGTTGCTGAAGAGCGTGAGGCGTGTGCAAAGGTATGTGAGGATAGCGTTGAAGAGGCTGGCGATGAATTAGCATGGCAAATCCGAGCAAGGGGCAACTCATGACACAAGCTGAAATCATTGCAATGCTGAGAGCATCGTGCGACAAAGACAAAGTAGACCCTGAGCAAAATGGCTTTTGGGTAATTCATACTCCAGAACTTGAAGCCTTTGCCAAGTTAATAGCACAGCATGAGCGTGAAGCGTGTGCAAAGATTGCAGATGAGTGGGCAGTCGGCTGGCCTCATCCCGCAAAAACTATTGCTTTAGACATCCGAGCAAGGGGACAAGCATGAAGCAACGTGTTTACAC